CAACACGATTGAGTTGCGTTTCTTCAAGGGTACATTGCGACCTGAAACATTCGTTGCACGACTTGAGGCTGCTCACGCTGTTGCTGAGTATGCATACGCCACTCGCAACTCTGTCTCTATCAAAGCAGCCCACGACTGGGATAGGTTCCGTGAATGGACTATCCAACAAAAAACATACACAAACTTCAATACATACGCTGACGCAAAGGGGGTCTGAGCAATGTGCTTGCTGACTTTTATTCCTGAATACACAACACCAACCATCGACGACTTGACGAATGGTGCATACAACAATCCGGATGGTTTCGGTTACGCTGTTCACGCTGGTACTTCCATCGTTCACAACAGTGGTCTTAACTTCGACCAAATCCTTGACGAGTTCATGGCTGTGCGTGCAAAGCATAGTGGCCCAGCGTTGTTCCACTCTCGCATCACAACGCACGGTGGCACCTCGGTTGATAACTGTCATCCATTCCAAGTTGGTCGTGACACACAAACTGTCATGGCACACAACGGCATGCTTCCTATCGACGCCAAGAACGGCAAGTCCGACACTCGTATCTTCGCTGAGGAGATGATTCCACAGATGGGTGGTTCATCTATTCTCAACAGCAAGAAGATGCGCAAGAAGATGTCCAAGTTTGCGACTGGTTCTAAGTTGGTGTTCCTGTCCGCTAACCCTGATGTGCAGAATGACTTCACTATCATCAACGAGAAGGACGGTCACTACGACACCGATGGTGTTTGGTGGTCAAACAACAGTTACACCTACGCTCGCTATTCATACAGCGGTTCAGGTATGTACACCAGCGGTTGGACCAAGAAGACTGACGCCGAGATTTATGTGCCTCGTGACTATTACGACTCACCCAACAAGGTCATTGACTGCTCTTATGTAGACGCTGACGGCAACGAAGTGTGGGGCGAGTTGTGGACATGTGCGCACTGTGACTATCAGGAGTATTACGACGACATGAACATCGACCTTGCCGACTTGTGTCCGCAATGCGATGCGTGCTGGTTCTGCGAGTCAGAGCGTCTGCTGTGCACTTGCTACGAACCACAGTCCAATGTCATTGACGAGTTTGAGAACGACCGTCTTGTTCCTGCTGCTTTACAGCGTGGTAACTATGACGGTGTGATTGACTTCTTCTAATGCCACACACAAGACCACATGTAGCACCGCTTCAGTATGACGCCGATGGTTTGCCCATCGTCATCAACACAGCAACCGACTACACCCGTACCCTGATGGCTCGTGCTAGCGCAATGCGTGAACGCAACCCGAACTGGTACGACATCCCCGAAATACAAATCAACCCAATACAACAGGAGACACCAATGACCGTAGAAACAACACCAACACCAGTACCAACAGTCAAGCATGAAGCAATGATTATTCTTCATGTGCGCTACGACATGCTCACCAATGATGAGTGGGCTGCAAACAACGCTGCAGAACGAATGGCTCACTTCATGTCTGAGGAACTGCGCAACAGCGTCTACAACAAGCCCGAACTGACAATTCAAAGCACAGTGAGTGACTACAAACTTACATACAGCGGTATCAACCAATACAAGACTGCTATTGCTAGTGAGCATCGTCGTCGTCCTAATGTGTGGCTTACTGGTCGCCTTGAGTCAATGACTGAGGCTCTGTCTAACTGGGCTAACTCATGGCGTGCAGTCAGAAGCAACAACAGCCTGTACGACACCTGTCGTCATCTCGATACTGACGGGCGTGATAACGGTCATGTGATGCTTCCGATGTTGCCACACGCAACCATGCGCCGTGTGATTGACGAGGCACGCACAAACATGGACAGCGCCCGTAACGACGACTTCGCTAATGCTGTTCGCCAGTCTGCTATCACCATGATGGACGGGTTGTTTGAGGACGGTCTGCCTATCACCCACGTCAACACACGGGTAGAACCGTTCTAATTCCCCAGTCAACCCCAGTCAACACAAAGTAAGGTATTACAATGACACCACAAATCTACACAGAACTATCCTTTGACGAACTTCGTGCCGTCATGAAGTCGCTCAGCATCGGCTGTGACCAACTATCAAAGAAACTTGATAGACTTACATCAACCAAATACCACACCGACGTTCAGGAGGAACTCATGATTCTTATGTCAGCCAACAACAAGTTTGGACACTCTATGTCTAGAGCATTAAGTGAGATGCCGGATGCTTAGAATACTTCTGTCATCTCTCGCTGTAATCAGTGTACACCTAAACCAAACCAGTCAACCAAACTCCCCAAGCGTGGGGAGTTCCACAACAACACAGGAACCAAATGCCGAAACATCTACTGACATACTTGCCATTGCAACAACGACAAGCACTACCAGTACCACAGTACGACCGCAGACCGAGCCAAATGCGTGGCCGATGGAATGGCTCGCTACGCTACGAACTCCAAAGGATTCATATTGGGATGCTGTTGCTCAGTGTGAGACTGGAGGAAATTGGCAAGACCTTGGCATGTGGGGTGGCGGACTTGGTATCTACGTACCCACTTGGAGGGCGTTCGGTGGCAGACAGTTCGCAGGACGACCACAAGGTGCTACACGGGAAGAACAAATCATAGTAGCCAACCGTGCTGCTTTGCACGGCTTCCTAAGACAAGATGGTGTATTCCAACAGCCGGTCGGATTCCTCGGCTGGGGATGTATCAAAAACAACAAACACTTAAAACCTACGGTGCCGAACCCTTGGTCGGCTTGGAGAAACAAATGAACCACACAGAAGAAATCATTAAAGCATCACTCGTTGTCAGCAACCTGTTGGGTGACGCACTAGACCGCTGGGGAGACAACATGGAAGAGTCAGAAACAATCTACGACGCCATGGACGCCCTGTGGTACACCATTGAAGCGTACAAGGTCGCCACAGCCCACGAGAGGCTGGTAGCCAATGGCTAAAGCCAAGAACCGTTGGGTCTGCCCCAAATGCGGTAACGCCTTTGAGACCGACCTAGAACTGAAAGAGCCACCAACCTGTTATGGGCACAACGGCAAGACCTACAAAATGGTCAAGCGTTGACAGGTTCCCAACCCACCCTGTTAGTCTTACGACCGCAGGGGAGGGGGACAACAGGGGGTGGGGTCACCAGACCAAGAAGCGCACCGCCCAACAGGGCGTGCGCACCTGAACTAGTAAGCAGATACATGACAAGGAGAACATGACAGCCAGCCCCGAGGGATGCGGAGTACCCGAACACCCCGTCGAATGCTTATGTGATGTCATCATTACAAAGCCGACCACAACAAAACTTGCCATACCACACGAGATGCACAACGGCGAAGCCATTGCGTACTTCGGTAAATGGAACGGCACACTACTGAACTGGTTTGAACTAGCAGACGTAGCATGGCAAGCCATCCACAAGTACAGACAGGAACTAGAAGACCCGCCTGTGCACGCTAACCCATCGTACGCCACACGATACAAACGAACCATGCCCGACGATGCCTACCACTATTTAGTGGAAGGTATCAGAGACGGCAAACAACCAACGCCACTACGACAAGAACTGATTGACATCTTTGGTGTCACCATCCACAAGTCTTATGTGACGAAACTCCGACAACGATTAGAAAGACGAGGCGAACTATGAGAGTAGCCGACGACGGAAAAGTATGGGTACGCCAATCCTGGCTGAATGACATTATGATTTGCCCCGAGCGTTCACGGCTTGCCGTAACACTCCCCGAGTGGCGAATGGGCAGTGATGCCACACACATCGGCACAGCCGTACACGCAGGCATAGAGCACTATCTGACGCACGACGACGCCACCGGCTCATACAAAACAGCCAGTGACGAACTAGAGCGTCTCGTGGTGGAAGAACCGTTCCGCATCAACTCAACCAACGGAGTTCCTCACATGAAGGAATACGTGACCACGTTGATGAACACCTTCCACAGCGACATCGCACCATCTGTTACCAAGGGTGGTATGTGTGAGCAGAAGTTCGGCGTCAAACTGTACCAACTACCCGAAGACACCAGCCTCCCCTTTGATGCACAGCCAGCTGTATGGCTTGGTGGCACCATTGACTACATCGACCCTAACGGTGTGATTTGGGACTGGAAAACAGCAGGACGTAAATACTCACAAGGTGAGAAGCAACGCCAATCCATCCAAGCCTCAGCGTACGCCTACGCTTGTGTGGAGAACGGCTGGTCACCAGCGTACCCAGTACGCTTCAACTATGGCGTAGTCACACGCACATCAAAGAGCGTGGGACAAATCGTTCCAGTCATTCGTACCGAACAGCACGTTGACTGGTTCAAACATCAGGTACAATCTGTACTGCAATCATGTTTATCACTTGGCCTTGAACAGCCGTGGACGGCAAACGACCAACACGGATTATGTTCAGAGAAGTGGTGCCCTTACTGGTCAATCTGTAAAGGCGCTCATCTAAGTGATATCGACAACAACCTTTTGGAGGTTAACAATGGATAAGGACAAATCAATCATCACGCAGGTCGCTGCAAAGATTGCATCCGAACTGACAACGAACAACGCAAGTGTTGCACAGTTCGCTGACAACTTCGATGCAGTAACCGAACTGTTGATGAACGCAATCTATAAGGGTGCACCAGCGCCATCAGATGAGCAGTTGATTACAACAGCATTCCCACAAGCAACAGGTCAGGACTTCACAGTCCGCATCAAGAACGACCAGCAAGGTCCAATCCCATCGTGGCTTGTGTCTGCTTGTCAGCGTGACGGTGTAACCGAAGTGTACGACAATCGTGCAGACCTCGCAGCCAATCCAAAGCGTCCATGGTTCAAAGCCGTAAACGACAAGGAAAAGGCTTACTGGCCACCAAAGGGAGCCTGATTTGAGACTCTCGCTTGATGACATAAAAGCGGGATGGGACAACGTGGGGGCCAGTGCTAATGCGCTGGCTCCCATTTCGTCTTTGTCTCGTGAATACAAACACTATGTGCCACTCACAGAAGCAGCCCACTCATTCGTGCGCTGGGCACAATCACCCGAGGAACGAGTCTATCTAGGTATCGAACCATTGGACAACGAGATGCGTGGCATTGCCCCCGGCGAACTAGCCATGATGCTTGGCTACAGCCACGGTGGTAAAACACTGGTGCTGTTGCACACACTTCGTAATAACCGTGACAAGAAAGTAGCGTTGTTCATCCCTGATGAACCTAAGACGCTGGTACTTACCAAGTTGGTTTGTATGCACCACAATATTGATGCCCGCATTCTTGAACAACGAGTAGCCGAAGACGACAAAGAAGCCATCGACCTGTTGCGTCAAACAGCAGAAGAAGACTTCCCGAACCTAGCCGTATTTGACCAGCCACTTGTGCCCGCTGATATGGAGCGAGCCTACGGCGAGGTGTGCGACGTGTGGGGAGCCAAACCTGACCTGATGGTGGTTGACTATCTTGAACTGGTAGAAGCAGGAGAGATGGTGCCTGAGAAGGCTGGCTACCTCAAAGGCTTCGGCAGGCGACACGACATCCCAATGCTCGTGTTGCATCAGACCTCACGCTCAAGCGGTGCCGAAGGACGCAAACTAACAATGTCCTCAGGTGCCTACGGCGGTGAACAACAAGCCACATCCATTATCGGTGTACGACGCAAGAAGTACGAAATCATGGCAGAGATAAACGACCTGCGAGAAAAGCTTGACCGCAACCACAGCGAGAAAGCACAAGAACGCATGGAGTCCCTCATCTACGACCAGCGCATCCACGAATACACAGTCACACTAAGCCTGCTCAAGAACAAGCGACCAGGCGGTACACTAGTAGACGACGTAGACTTTGAGTTAGACATCAAGACAGGTCGCCTATGGGAATTGAAGCATGGTGAACTGCCCGACCAGTATCTGCGGAGGGCAGAATGGCAACAGCCCGAGTTGGGATAACCCCATATTTAGTTGACACATTTACCACACTCTTCCGTGGACGTGCAGACGTATACGGAGCATGGGGCGGTGGCTGTGTTCGCAAACCACTGACACCCGACACGTTCATGGGTCACCTGCAAGGTGATGAACTCATCGGTGTCTACCCACTGGTGCCATACAAAGCCAGTTGGTTTTGTGTGTGGGGATGCACAGACATCGACGTCGACGACCTAGACGCTGCACGTAATCTGCAGATGGCATTCGCCGTCAAAGATATCAAAGCATGGGTTGAAAAGACACGCAAAGGATATCACATTTGGGTATTCGCAGACAGCCTCGTGCCAGCTGCGACAATGCGCAGAGCATTCCTAGCAGCCCACCAAGCAATCAACTATCCAGCAAAAGAAGTAAACCCAAAGCAGGAGTCCGCCGGAACTGGATACGGCAACTACGTACGCCTGCCTTACCCAAACGCATACGAAGGAAGATTAGATGAACGAGTCATACTGGACGAAGAGGACAAGCCAATGGGGTTGCACAGTTTCCTGTCCGAAGCATTGCAACACAGAACGACCATATCGCACCTCGAAGGAATTGCCGAACTATACCGAGCCCCACAAAGAGTCCACGCCGTACAAGAAGAAACCAACGGAGACGTCCGCACCCTACTCAGGAAAGCTGGTGCCGTCCCCTACGTCATCTGGAGAGACGGACCACTTGAAGGAACAGACCGTTCTTCGACTCTCTTTAGACTTGCATGTAAACTCAGAGACAACGAAATCACTGCTGGAGAAGCTCTTGCAATTCTTAGGTCAGCAGACGGACGTTGGGGTAAGTTCTATCTCCGCTCAGACGGTGAACAAGAACTAATCAAAATCATCGAACGGTCATACAACATTATTTACGGAGCACAACCTAATGAATAGGAAACACACCCAAACCTTTAGGTTCAAACCGAAAGTAAAACAACGACCAAGACTTGGCAGGCGAGGACGGGTGTTTACACCCATCCAAACCCTGGAGTTTGAAAGACTGGTAAACGAGGCGTACGACGGTTTCTGCGCAGAGAAACCAGTCGCCCTGTCCATCAGCCTATACAAGGACAAGTTTACGGTGACCGTCACAGAGTATGATACACTTGAGCCTAGCCCACTACGGGGCGACATTGACAACTATGCGAAGTCAATCCTAGACGGGCTTAACGGTGTGGCATACACAGACGACAAGCTTGTATACAAACTACAGGTAACCAAACGATGACAAAGAACTCAGACTGGGATATCCCAGCAAGCAAATTTAACTTTCAAAAGGATTTAGCATATGGCCAACAAGGAGAAAAACTCGTACAATCGTTTCTTGACTCGCTCAGCGACGGAGCGTTTGAAGTCAAAACAGACCGCTACAGGAATGGTCGGATGGCAGTCGAGGTTGAACAAAACCCTTTCCGCAAAACAGACGAAGAAGGAAACCAAGTTTGGAACCCCTCCGGAATAAATGTAACTAAAGCAAAATGGTGGGTATATGTATACACTCTCGATGGTACGGGAGGTGCATTCATTGTCGTATCAGTAAAGCGACTCAAGAAGTACATCCGCAAAAACAAAAAGAATCTGAAGATGATGGACTTTGCACGACGCTCAAACAACCCAGCACGAGGATGGATTATAGAACCCGACCAAGTGATGAGCATGATGTATAGCGAACTATATGATGAATGAGTTTAGACCCGCAAGAACAACAGCCGACCGCAGTCCCGATACGGATATGGAAGCGCTGATGCAAACCAAACCATTTGAAGAACCACCAACTTCAAACGAGGAACTACTGGTGCTACGGGAAGCCGTAGCATCAATAGTTGACGACCTAGAACCACGAGACCTGTGGATAATCAACGCATGTATAAGCGAAGGCAAATCTTTACAGAAGATTGCCGACGAATTAAACATGACCAAAACACACGTATGGCGTCTGCGCAATCAGGCGTTCGAAAAACTAAAGGTAGCAATGTCAACAGACACAACAATCCGTAAAGCAATCCGACTAGCAGACACATGGGAACAATCAGCCATGCAATGGGTGATGTACATGGCAGGTGTAGACAACACAGAACGCATCGACGTTGAACGTATGCGCTCCTATATCACCGCCCTGGAGGCGGTGTACAGAACCGAGCGTGAGATAATGGTCAAGCAGGAAACCTTCACCGACATCGCCATCTCAGCAATCAACGAGATGCGCATGATGGAGATTTGGGACACAGGCGAAATGGTAGCCACCCTGTGCCGTAAGCAACACGACTACGGCCACGGCAACATTAACCGCTTCGGAATGTACGGAGTAATCGTTCGACTCAGCGATAAAATTGAACGCCTAGAAAACTTAAAAAATAAAAATGCAAAAGCATTCCACGAGTCAACGAATGATACACTTATGGATATCGTTGGATACTGCGTGATTGCTCTAATGATACTAGACGATACTTTCAATCTTGAATTAGGAGACTACGATGGAAACACCGGAACCCACGAATAACACCGAACAATCAATCGACCAATACTGGGTCGTATCAAACATCTTTGCTTTGATTGCATTCCTTGAAGATAAGTTCGGACCAACATCTGTAGAACAGATTGTTGCAGCAGCCACAACTATTGAAGAGGCAATGCGTAAGGAGTCCGAAGGTACGGAATGATACGGACTCAGTTCACGGTCGCCTTTCACCTACCGATAAGCGTCCAAGAACTGTACGAAGTCCTGGCTCAACACTACGGACTGCAACACGTAGAGTTGGGTCAGGGTCTTCTAGTTAACGGATTACCGCAAGATTGGATTGTGATAGCTAATGAGCGACAAAGACGATTGGATTAAAAACTTTCTACCACCCGAAGACGTAGCGGATATTGAATCCAAAGCCAAACGTATTGTAGAACAGCATGGAACCTTCTACGAGATGAGCGTCATGATGTCACAAGAAGACATGATAGACGCAGTACGTGCAGGCTACGGGATGCGACTAGCAGACCGAGACTCATGGCTCGTAGGAATCGGAGTATTAATGAGCCTTCTAGGAACTATGGAAGCAGCATTAAAAAACGACAAGATAAATATTTGGGAAGAATAAGAAAAGCCACCCTTCGGGGTGGCCTTTCTGCGTTTCTAGGCATCAACTTTTTGCCAATGCCAAGCCTCAAACTCAGGGTTCTTCTTACCATTCGGCAACGTCGGTTTGCCTTGCAAATAAAAACCATACGTCGGAGCGTGCATGTCCAGCCATGCGTACACCTTAGGGTTCGTCACGTCAAGGTCAATCGCTAAACCATAACCATGATTAGAAGCACCAGGAGTCGCTGCCGGCGACATACCCTTCTTCAGGTACCAAATACGACCATCAAACTTACGGGTCACCTGTGGAACACGACCAGTATCCTTCAGGCTGTATCTGCTGATAAACAAATCATACTGCTTCTCATACGAACGATAAGAACCGATAGATTTAAGCTTGATGCCACACGACAAGGCGTGCTTATACATCTCGTTAAATGACTTAGCAGCCGGACGGTACAGCCATCCACCAGCCTTGCACTTGCCCATCAAACCAGCGGGGAGCTTCCCACTTGGGATGCGACCAAGCGCCTCAGGCACAATCAGTCGTTTTGTTGGATATGTTAACTTAGCCATTAAGACCCCTCAGTCCTTCTTTGTAGTTGTTGAAGTTCAATCAATCGTCTTTGTAGTTCGTTGTTGCGCTTCTCTTCGGTCATACCTCTGATAGGTACACCAAGATATCTTGCCAAACCAAGTTGGTCCGAACCAGCACTCATGTCTGTGATGCGGTCAATCTGTCCAAGCATCGGCAACAAGTTCTGCGCCGAGTAACTCATAGCGCTTTGCTGGCCAGGTTCGCTACCAAACTCACGACCAGTAAAGAAAGTCCTACCACCAGCAAGTTCCAAAGGAACACGCAAGCCAGGGTTAACCATCGACAAAGCCTTGCGTGGGTTATTGGCAAGATTGATTGTTTCTTGTGCAGCCATGAACGGAAGGTCAGGAGCAAGGAACGTACCCTTGCCAATCTGAATAGGATTCTTGTCCCTCAAGTACGGAGGCAACTGCTCGTCCTCTTCGGTGCTAAAGTTGTTTACAAAACGCTGATACACAACATACGGCTTAGGATTAGTCCACTGTGTTGTAATCTGCACCGGCAGGTTACGGCTCATCCAAGTCCAAAACGGAAGGATATTGCGAACCGATTCATCCAACAACGTTGGGTTGTTGTAGTCAACCAAGAAACGGCTAGTACGGTTAAATGCTTCATTGAAAGTATCTCCCTTGACAGCGGAGTCAAACGCCAACATGAAACGAGCAGAACCCTCAACACGCTGACCAAAGCTACGTGAAGCACGAGTAGCAGGGTTATCTGTAAGCACGTTCTTACCCATACCAACAAACTCGGCAAAAGCATCATCAGTCTTACCGCCACCCAAAGCCAATGCAACCTCTCCAGCGATACGTGCTTGCGTTTCCATACCCGCAGGCACAGCACCGCTAGCAAGCCAGCTTTCCAAAGTTCCACCATCTCTCACATGTTCACCAAGAGAACGCCACAACTTCAAACCAGCCTTCATGTTTTTCACTTCAGCTCCAGCAGCAAACAACTGGAAGCTGTTGCTGATGGAGTTGCGCACATGGAACCCGGGGCTAAGAGTAGCGTAAGCCTTGAAGAAACCAGTATATGAACTCATGAAACCACCAAGTTCACGAAGAATAGCACCATCATTAATGCGGGCAAGGTTGTTCATAATCTCATTCAACGGTGCGCTAACAGAATAGCTAGGCATGTTGAAGTCATCCGCAATAGTGCGTCCCTGTGTTTCGAGAATTTCATTCGCTGCATCACGGAACTTCTTAGAAGCAGGGTCCAACACCTTCTCGACATACGTGCCAGCCTGTGCGGTGTCCAAAGCAGAACGAGCAGCAGCAACACGGCCCTCCTGCAAAGTAAACCTACCCTCAGCAGCAAACGCACTCAAGAAAGCATTCCAAATACGAGCCTCGCCCGGGTCAGCAAGGTCAGCCTGAGCAAGGGCACGCAAAGCAGAACGATTACCATTAATCCAATCAAGATGAACCTGCATCCACCTAGCACGAGTAGCAGGCTTCTTAGAAGCATTCAACGCCGCTGTATCAGCCCCACTTGGCATTCCCTGAACAACACGTTCCATAATGTTTGCACGCTTACGCAAATTGGAAATCAAAGTTTCCATTTGCATCATGCCGTCAACACTAAGTTCAACCGATGGGTCAAAGTCGTCGAGTGTAGCACGAAGTTCAGCAGCAAACTCAAACACATCAAGCTTAATTGTTTCAACAGACTTAGTTGGCGCATCAAGAAGCTTCTGAACCTGGTCATCACTAAGTGGTCCCCTAATCGGCTTAGGTGCTTTCTTTGGAACGCCGGTATCATATGTATACACGTCGCCAGCCATTCTTCTGATGTCTTCCTGAATGTTTGCTCTTTCAGCAGCAACAGCCTGACGAACAGAGTTAATGTTGTCAGCCAAAGTCTTAGCATCCTCGGACCACTGAACCATCAAGTTGTATACTTCGTTGCTTCTAGCAAAAGAAGGATTAACAACACCAGCTTCAAACAAATCAGCAGACTCCCGCATCAAAACATTCTGCATACCAAACAAAGCAATAGACGCACGGGTAGCCTCGTTAGCCTCATTAAATATTACGACATTACCAGGTTTCTTTAAGTCAAAGAACAAGTCACCACGTTGCCTTGCTTTCTTCGCATACTTAGCAGGGTCAGCTAACATGTCAGCAACAGAAGGAACACTATAGACCTTACCATTAAGAGTATAGTTAACCTCTGTATTCGTGGACCAAAACGGAGTCTTGGTATCAAACGTAGCGCCAGCAGCCTTAGCTGCCTGAAGTTCTGCATTACGCATCTCAATAACAGCTTTACGGAAGGACTCCTGAACATCGTCGACAGCGACACGAGTACGGTCAGCAGCTTTGCGTGCCTCTGCAGAAGCCTTAGCAGACATACGGGCATACTTTTCAAAGTCATCATATGCTGTCAAAGCAGCAGCACGAACAAGTTCTTCACGTTGTTCCAATACGGCATGAGACTTGTTGCTACGCCACATGGCCTGAAGAGAGTTGCGACGCTTCTGCATGCCATTCTCTACAATACCCCAAGCCTGAGGGACAGCAGTCATAGAGTCATCACTACGCTTTAAAACATTAAAGTAGTAAGACAGTGTTGTGTTTGCGTAGGCACGTTTAACCTGTCCACCAGCATCAGGAATAACACTGTAAGGAAGAACCTTGGTCCAGTCTTCGTCAATAATAACGTTTCCAGATTCACGTGTTCTTGCACCAAGTTGGTCCGCAACGTCCTGCCATTGGTTCATCCAGTGAACACCACCATCTTGTGGTGTTGATTCTTGCAACTGCTTAACAAGAATACGAACTTTCTCAAGGGCAGAGTTGCGAACAACCTTCATGTTGCGTTCAATCTCAAGCTCTGAAGCTTTAATTTTTACATCAAGAATTTCAATGCGCTTTTGAAGTCGGCGTATATACGCCTTCTTCGCAGGGTCCCAAGTGCTGGCCGAATTATCAACAGCCCTGTTTAAAAGTTCCTGAACATCCTTTCGTTCCTTAATCAAGGCACGGGTAGTACGCCCAGTTTCTGCAAGACCAGCCTGGCTGTATGGTGGGATATAAAGAGAATCCCACTCTGCCTGTGTAAACTTAATAACAGAACCATCAGGCATTTTAGCGAATACAGGAACAACATCAAAACCTATAGACTCACGGGTAGATGCAGTTACACGTTGTTCTGCAGTGTCAATCAGGCCCTGAAGTCTTGCAGTTTCACTTCTGAACTTGCCCTGTTCCATGCTTGCCCACTGGTCAAGCTTCATTTGCGCAGCACGCTTATGCTCTGCGCTCTTCCATGTTGTTTTACCATCACGTTGTACCGTGTACGGTTCAAGAACCTTGGCACGACTCTGAGCCTCAAACCTAGCTACCTCTTCAAGCTTACGCTGAAGAACACTAACTTCAGCTTCAACACTACCAGCCGTTTCAGAAATAAAATCATCAGCAAACTTTTCTACACGATTAGTCCCAACAACAATACCCTCATCAAACTGTGCGAAGTTAACACCAGCAACAGAATCCAAGAAAGAAACCATCTCTTGGTCTTTAAGTGCGTTAGCGTATTCAATAGAAGCATCAAAACGCTCCACAGCCAAAACCTCTTCACGCTCGGCCATCATAGCCTTAGTGAAACCAAGCTCCTTCAGCTGGTCGACAGTTAAGTTGGGATTAGAATATGCGTCAGCAATTTCTCGTGCCACACCAGCCAGCTCGGCAGCCTCCGCTGCTTCCGCCTCTGCACGGCTAACCACCTTGGCACCATCTTTGTATGCTTTTCGATAGTTAGGTCCAACAGCTTCCAACATGGAACCACGAATAAAAGGATTCTCTTCAGAAAGAACAGTAGCACCATCAAGCCTATTGGCAAGCTCAATCATCTGAACAGCATAACCCGAAGGAGTATCAGCAGAACCATCAAGAGTAGCAAAGAAAGACTCCACATCAATGTATCCGTCTTTCATACGACGGAAGAAAATCTCGGTACCCTGATACGAATCACGCATCCTAGCAATAGCACCAGGAGAAACAGTCTCGCCAGTAGCAGGGTCAACCGTCTTCATCATAGAGTTAAGCCAACGATAAATGTCCTCCTCGGAAGCATCACGGCTCAAAGGAGTGCGGAATTTACGAAGAGTGGCCTTGCTCACAGCCCTAGTAGAAATCTCTTCATTTCTTGTCAGTTCCTTAAGAAGGTCAACAGCCGGTTTCTTGTCAGCACGAATAGTAGGGTCAACATCCTTAGCCCAAGGAATAACATAATTACGAATATAATCATCAAGACGAACCTTAGCAGCCTGCTTCTCCGCCTCTGTGCCTGCCGTACGAACCGCAGACTCTAAAGTCTTAATGTCAAGACGCATGTCAGCCTTGTCAACCATACGACTCATAGTAGGCCCAAGCAACTCACGCATAAGCTCAGCGTCTTCACCCGACATAAAACCATCAAGAACTTCTTTAAACAACCTAGAAACAGGAATCTGCTCTTCCGCTGGAAGACGCTTCATCTCTTGAAGCTTCTTCGCAAAGTCAGCATACAGTTCCATAAACTTTTCTTCTCCGGCAATAATACGACGAACCTTGTCGGAATACTGAGAACCATACTGGTCAGCAACAGTGCGCATAATGCCACGCCACATGTCCTCGGTGGGCACAAGACCATGAGGGGCTAACACACCAGAGATAGCCTCAAACTTCTGAACAGCATCAGAAACAGCCTGGTAATGAACAAGACTTTCAGAAAGATTAGCACGAGCAGTATCGGCAGTACGAAGCTTCTCTTTAACACCACGACTATACTGTGGAACACGAGCCTCTGCGTCAGCCACCTTACGAGCCTGACGAACCTTAGACTCATAGTTGGAAACAAAAGCATCACGAGTAGTCCGAGTAGCACCACGGCTGCCCTGTCCCGACAAAAGGTTCGCACTAATTACGTCTTCAATCTCTACAGTGTCCTCATAGTATGACTTGCGGAGAAGGTCGGCACGTCTCTTAACATGCTCCATAACCTCGCCCAAAGTAACAACATCACCAGTCTGCTTACCAAGGACTGTATCCGCATTATCAATATACTCATACAACCAAGGAAGACGTGAAGCTTTAGAAGCACCGTCAGAGATTCCCTGCTCCAAAGCAGGAATCAAAGCATCAGTAAACTCGACATCAGCCCAACCCTCGCCAAACTGTGCAGAGAAACCATCATCAACAAAACGAGCAACACCATCCAACTCATCCAGGTCGTTCTTCATCGTAACAGCAGCCTCATAGTCGGCGCCCCAACGGTTCTTAAGATTATCTAATTGAGTCTGCAGATTCTTGCTTGACTTTCCACGTGCAATACGTGCAGCCTCATCAAACTCCGCTTCCTTGAGCATGTTCTTAAGGTCCTCATGGAAACGACGCACAAATCTTGGAAGGTCCTCAACCTTTGTCGCTTGATGAAGACGAATGTCACGACCAATAGCGTATGCAGCAGCAGCACGCAAATCAGCAATGCTTGTGTCAGGAGAAGCAGCACTTAAGATGATTTCAAAAAATCTATCTTCAGTCATTCGTGAAACGCTGGTTGGTGCAATACCTGATTGTCCAGCACCAGCAATTTCATCCCAAAAAGATTTATAAAAATCAGCAACAGGACTATTCACCTTGCTAGGGTCTAAAGCGTCACTCAAGAAAGTCTTTAAAGCACCACTAACACCAACAGCCTTGGCTCTAGCAACCTGTGCCTTCTGACCAGTAGAAGACTTACGCAAAGCAAGAATATCAACAATATCTTTAATAACCTTCTGAGCAGCCGTACCACCAACACGAGGCGAACGACCCGCAACAACAGAATCCCAAGCACCCTCAATAACGTTAGAAAGCTCCATAGCCGAACGAATCGACTCCTGTGCATCCTTCATAGCAGCATGAGCAGCGTTAGCACCCTCTTCAATCTGACGCAACGCTTCCTCAGCAGCGTAAGCATCATAACCAGTCTTCATGGACTGTGCATGCAAATCGCTAATGATTACATTAAAATCATTCAAGTCGTTAACCATTTGGTCAAACTGTCCAAGAACAGGACGCAACATAACAGGGAAATCATCGCTAAGAGCATACAAAGGAATGTCAGTCTCTTGACCCCACAACTGAACAAGACGTTGACGCAACCCAGCAATAAAGTCAGACTTGCGAGCAACATCATCCATCATGTCATACAAGTACCTACTCATGTCCTGAGCCAAACGCTCACCAGTAGCAAGACCCTGGGAAACACGAGCCTGTTCAGCACGAACATTATCAACAAGGTCAGTAACAGCCTTGCGGAAATCCTGCTCAACACCAACCATCATGTTGTTCTGCTCATCCAAGAAAGCACGAGCAGAAGCAACATCATCCTCGTCAATTTCAAGTTCCCGGATGCGCTGTTCCTCGATACGCCTAAAGAATCCAGTATCCTTTAAATCAGCATTACGCTGAATGATACCAAGTTCGTCAGCAGTGTCCGAGATGTATTTGCGCATAACGTCAACAACATCCGTCTCAAAGAAATCAAAATCAATACCACCATGAGTACGAGCAATTTGATTCAACCTCTCCGTAGTCATATCTGTTTCTTGCAAGATATAACCAAACCACTTTTTACCCGGACGTAAAGAACGAGGAGTAAAAGCACCAGGCAAAGCAAAAGGGTCATCCATGTAAATATCACGAACATCAGAAGCGAAATTGGCGTCAGAGTCCATATACTTCTGAGCTTCATCACTGCGAACTCTAGGGAAATAATTCTCTGTCCTGCCAATCTCTGCAGCCTCGTCAACATTCTTCCATGAAGTAGAAACCCTCTCAAACTGCTCATCCAAGAAAGCTTTCCATACAGTGTATGCACGCTTCTCGGCTTCGCTGGCAGCAGCCAAGCGAGTAGGGTCCTCAATAAACTTATACACAGACTTGCGGTAAGCCTCAAGGTTTGTTTCCTCAGACTTGAGAATACCCATCAACTGCTGTTCAAGAGTTTGCTGTGCGGTAGCACGAGCCAAACGTTGCTTGGGAACAATTTGAAACAACTTCAAAGCATCAGCTGCATCTTCAGGATTTAAAGTTCCACGAGCAACACCAAGACGCATCTCCAAGAAATCCTTAGGCATAGTCATCTTCTGAAGATACTTACCAAGACGTGTGTTAGTTAAACCAAGACGAGCACGAGAAAGAGCAGCTTCACCAATCTCACCGATGGTTCCACTAAGGGGAACACGCCAACCCATACCGTCTTTACCAACCTTGACACGCTTACCAAAGAAGTAAACACCAAACTTGTTGGCACCAACCCTCTCAAGAACTTCGGGGTTGTTGCGCAAAGCAACACGACCACGACGGGCGACGTTAGCAGCAAGCGCAGCGTCGCCAGTATTCTCCAAAACCTTAGCAGCAAGGGTCATCTTGTTGGCGTAGTTTCCAGCCTTAGCAGAACCAGCAACACCCCTAATACCGGCAGACGCACCGAAAGTTGCATACGTCAATGGGTCAAGAGCAACGTCACCAACAAAACCAATAGCCCTATCCAGCCAAATGTTTCCAGTATCAATCTTGAATGCTTTACCGAAACCAAACTGCGAATCTTTGACCTGCCTACCAAAGTCACCAAAGCTGGCCTTTGTTTGGTCATTTCCGTCAACAGCGTCAGTAAGTTCACGAGCAACAGAAACAACAGCACGACCAGGAATAGTAAAAGCCTCAAGACCTCTCAACGCTGTCTTCGCAACAGGGTTTCCAAGAACAGTACCCACAAAACCACTAGGCTGTTCATTGCGGGAACCACTGGCAATAGACTCAATCTGTGCACGCAACTGTGGGTTCTGAATAGCAAACTTATTAGCTGCTCGGCCAAGCTTAATTGCTTCGTCAGACTTAGTAGGGGTAGTCGGATTCAGCCCACCAGAGGTGGACATTCCACGGGGCTGAACCTGCCCAAGACGGGCAGTGATAGCCCGTATGTCTGTATACGGATTAGCCATACTATATGTTTAAATCGTTACTTAGTTCCAGCGATGAACTTTAGCAACGTGGAGGTTTGGTCGGTAAAAGGGGTCTGACCCTTCTCGGCAACACGCTTAAGAGCGCCACGGCGAGTTGCCTGCTCAAGCCTGTCAAAACGTTCTTGAGCAATTTTACTAGCCTTCACATCCAACTGGGCCTGTTCGTATTCGTACAAATCATACGGGTCTACTGGCTTTTTGTAACCAACAACATCGCTAATATATTTAGCTTTTCCACCCATAATGTTTTCTTTACCGATAATCTCCGCAGTTCTTCCAACTTCTGTAACGCCCTTGTCAACAACATTATATAAAGCACCCCAAGGAGTAAACTGCTGCCAAGAAGTATCTTGAGCTGTTCCCGATAAAGGACCACTATAAATTTGACCCGTATTAGGGTCAACTTTATCCCAATCAATATTCTTTCCCTTTAAAAGCTTAGAAGCCTCAGGGTCATTCTTCAAATAAGCAAGAAGCTCAGGAGTTGTGAAATCTTTTCCATACAATGGTCCTAACTTCTTTTTTGCCTTATTGGCAGAATCACTTGCCTTGGTTAAATTTTTGTCAACTTTAGTTCTTCGCTCGCCCTGTTGTTTGAGCATCTTTGAAACATTTTCATTCAAAGGAACGTCTGCTTCCGTGTAGACGTCATTGGGATTGCGAAGACCGGCCTTGGTAAACACGTTGGAACCTTTCTTACCGCCTTCCTTAACCATGTCACGACCAATAGAAATAAGCATATCATCGGTGTAACCGGAATCCTTGATTACATCATCATCAAGATTGTTGATTTGAGCCTCAATTTGATACTGATTCATCCCCTGGTCAACATAATCCATAACAGCCCTGACAGCAGCAGGGGTGCTAGGGTCGTTTGCAAACTGACCATACGTAGTGCTACTGTCACCAGCACCATAATAAGGGTCAAGTACACCAGCCAACGCAAGCAACACAGGGTCGCTGAGATTGTTGGAGATAGAGCTAACGTTTTTGTTTCCGCCCTTAGCAGCAGCCATGTACTGCATTAACATCTGAATAGCTTGTGGGTCCATTTATTTACCTGCTTTCATAGACTGAAGAATCATTTGCAAAACAGCATTACGGTCAGGAGACTGTTTGCCCATCAACCTAGCGCCAGTACCAAACAAATTTCCCTGTAGTTGAGCCATTAAATCAGAACGTTGCTGAGCAACGTCACTGATAGAACCAGCCTGATTAGCTCCGTAAATGTCCCGCATTACGTTAGCTTGATTTTGAAAAGCAGCAGCCTGCCCCTGATTCTGTGCATTAATACTTGCAGCAAACTGTTGCAGCGGGTCTTGAGAAACACCCTGGGATTGAAGAAGCTGAGACAGCTCGGGCGTTGTTTGTGTCTGCTGCGCTTTAAAGTCGGCAAACGGATTAGCCTGAGCCTGAAGTGTCTGTGTCAAAGCATCCATAGAAGTATTAATGTTTCCAGCTGCAGAGTTTCCTAAATTACGAAGTGTTGACATAAGTCGTGCATAAGGGTCTCCGCCTTTGCCGCCCCTGCCCCCAACTCTGGAATCAGAATTATAAGCGTCACCTTCTGCTTGGTTAATTTCATCTTCAGTAGGAGCGCCAAACTTTCCTGTTGCTCGACGTTCATTATAAATCGCACTAGCGGTGCGTGAGTCCGTAGTATCACCGGAAAAACCGTACCTACTTCGTTCGTCGTCCGTAAATGGGGCATAATCCACCTGAACCCATTTTTTCTTTTTTGAATCGTATGTCCAAACCTTAGCCATTTTAATCTCCTAATTTAAAAACGGCTTAAACGCCGATAACGTTGCAGCAGCGCTAGCAATGCTAGCCTGCTTCTGTGCTTCTAACTCTGCAATCTGCTGGTCATACTCCGCAGTGTTCTGCTTGCCCTCAAACTCTAAACGCTGCATCTCTTGGTCCTGCTCATCATTGATGTCGGCTAAATCCCGAAAGTTCTGCTGAGCAAAATCAGTTAAACCCTTCTGATAAATACCGGACTGAACGCCAGGGCCAGCCAAACCACGCTTAGTAAACGAACCAACCACCTTCGGTGCTTGCTTCTCATAGCCCTGTTGAAGGTCAAACTTCTTACGGGCACCACGTTGCTGAGACAGAAACTTGGCATACGTATTAGCAGCCTGCTTCGAGGCGTACCCCGAACCAGCTGCACGCTTCTTTTGATTGTACCCCATATAGTCGAAATCTGCCATATTAAACCTCTGTTTCGTCACCTGCATGAGACATGCGTTCAATCATTGCAGACACAAAAGCGGGGTCAACATTAACCCAGCTCTTAGGACGGCCAATAATAGGTGGGTCAGGAACCTCAACAAAATCACCCGTAACCTCAGGACGATGAGTAGTAATGTCACGCATCCACTGACGCCAAGCAATCCACTCAGCTTTGACGTCATCAGGCAACACAGAATCAGGCATCACAACCCAATCACATTCTTTCAGTAGAATGTCACGAAGAAAACGCATCGCTTGAAACTTCTTTTCAGTTGTGTCAGCAGCAACTTCAAGTCCTGTATTGTAATCCATGTATGGATATCCGCTAAGTAAAATTTGCATGTTATGTCCTAATAATAAAGTTGAGGGCCAAGAACGGATTCATAATTCCAATTGCTGAGTTTGCAAAGCCACCGTTACCAGTAGCATCGGTAGATGGTCCACCTGATGTTGCGTTAAAAGCAGCGATATCAGTAGCGTGAGCATGGTCTGAACTTACAAATCCCGACCATCCAGCATCAGAACCTAAAATACCACCAGAGGCGACACTTCCACCTGAAGATGTAAGTCTTGCTCTTGCTGTACCACCAGCAGCATCGTTTGAGAACAGATAAGAATGGCTATGACTTCCAGTATAATGCTGGTGGTTAGCACTAATACCACCGCTGTTTGTGTTCGGTGGGTCAATGGTCGTTGTATGACTGTGTGCACTAAGTGTGTGTGTATGCAACGGAAGGTTAGAAGCAGCAATCGTTATAGATTCTGCTCCACTTGTTTGACCCAAAGTACGTGCAGTAAGACCAGCTCCAGTACCAACACCAATAGGCATACGACCACGCATGTCCGGAACATTGAACGTCGTAGAACCATCGCCAGTACCATAAGTAGTTCCAATCAAAGCAAACAAAGTCGCAAACGTTGTACGACTAATGGCAGAACCATTACACAACAACCAGTTTGTCGGTGCGCTAGCACCAGCAAACATCTGCACAGAACCAGTAGGAACATCAGGCTGTGTCTTCCACTGACTATCAGAAGAATCAAACTTTATAGTGTCCCCATTGTTTGGCGCAGTAGCCTGAACGTTGTGCAGTTCATAAAGTTCGAAACCATTTTGTGGACGAACAAAAATCTCACCAGTAGAAGCGTTTGCCTTTGTTACAACGCCAAGATAAACCATATGTGCAGGAGCAACTGGCTTGTTTGCCAAACCAAACAACAAGTTGCCACCAGTACCAAGCCATACAGGGTCACCAGCGTTAGCAGCAGCAGTATTGACATTAGTCAACAAACCTTCTGTAACCACATTGGCAAAACCGTTAATAGCAACAGTAGCGTCCAGCAAACCCATCGTCTTAGAAGACGTAGCTTCTGTGCTATTATCTGCAAGAGACACAATCATGTTTGTTCCGTTAGCGGAAGAAACATAAACAGCCTGCCCCTTGGTGATTGCTACACCAGCCTTAACAAGATGTTTAACAGTTGACGTATACGGAGGAATAGGAGCATCAACCCACTGTGTGTTGTAATCCGTGCTGTCAATCTTTGCAAGAATCTGATTGGCGGTACCACCAGGCAAAACACCAGGGCCAGTAGCGCCCGTTGCACCAGTAGCCCCAGTGGCGCCAGTAGCTCCAGTAAGACCAATTGGTCCAATAGGTCCAACGTCCCCCTGTATTCCTTGAATACCCTGTGGACCTGTAGCGCCTGTGGCACCTGTTGGTCCAGTCAAGCCAATAGGGCCAGTATCCCCTGTATCTCCTTTAATGCCTTGGATACCTTGAGGTCCTGTGGCTCCCGTCGCTCCAGTAGCGCCTGTAAGCCCCGTAGGGCCCTGTGGACCGGTGTCCCCTGTGTCACCCTTCAAACCCTGCGGACCAGTGGCTCCAGTGGCTCCCGTATCTCCTGTTAAACCAATAGGACCAGTCGCACCAGTTAAACCGATAGGACCAGTAGGACCCGTAGGACCCGTAGGACCAGTCAAACCAATCGGACCAGTAGCACCCGTAGCACCCGTAGCACCAGTAAGACCAATTGGACCTTGCGGTCCAACAATACCCTGAGGACCCTGAATGCCCTGCGGACCAGCAGGACCAGTCAAACCAATTGGACCCTGAATACCGCTAGAGTACGGCAACACGTTCCAAGTATCAACGCCATTGCCAACCTTGAACTTGCCCGTGTTGTATTCGTATCCAGGCTCACCTTGAGCAAGCACAGGATTAACAGTAGTCCACTGAGTGGATGTGCCACGACGATATTGAATTTGAACAGCCATTAGATATTCCCCGAATCAATCAAAGGTAAACCACCATACACAGAATCAGGTTGTCCACCATCAAGATTTAAAGTAGAAAACCCACCAGGACCCTGAGGGCCAGCGGGACCAGTAGGTCCCGTGGCTCCTTGAGGTAAACTAAGGTTCAAAGTCTGATTAGGAAACGAACCAGTGATGCTCGCTGAAGCAACACCCTGCGATACCGAACCAATAGCTAGGTTATAGTAGTTGCTAGAAATGGTTGCGTCAATACCTTTGAGGTATTCTTTAAGTGAAGTAAAGATATGCTGTAACGTACGTGCATCTGCCCCCCGTAATGTTTCCATCAGGGGTGCAGTCCAAATTTGCTCTGGAGGGTTGTTACGTGGCGTCTCAGTCATTACTTAGACTCTAACTCTACAATCCTTGCCTCAAGAGAATCAACCTTTTGAGATAGTTCTTGAATTGCTTTTACAGCAAGAGCGATAACTCCCGACTCTTTCCAATATCCTGGGGCGTACTCGACACCATCAGGAGATTTATGCATAACAAGGTCAGGAATTGAATCCTGAACTTCTTCCATAACAAAACCATACTGAAGCTGTGTGCGCCTGTTAAATTCGTCGTACGGTTCGTTTGGAATAAGAACTTCTTCTTTGAATCTAAAGTTTCTTGGCTGAAGAAGAGACAACTGTTCTAAACCGTTTTCAATTGAAACAATGTCTTCTTTGTGGTCACGGAAAGAAACCGCTGAAGCACTGTTTCTCTTTAACTCTCCAGTTGAAATACGGACGACACCTTCCGTTGAGGAAGATGGGCCAACTGATTCTGCAACAATTGGGTTACTAAACGTTGCTGTTCCGCCAACATATAAAGTACCATAGGCAGTCATGCTAGAGCACTGGAAGTTGCTTGGAGTTTGCCACTGATTTAAATATCCAGTCCAATAAATCTGTCCACCAGCGTCAGAAAGACCAGCAGCTGTAATTGCTGTATTGGCACTTCCAGCAGTAGCAGCACTACCAGTAATATTAACGGGCAAAGTAGCCCCGTCAGCAACCTTATCAGCAGTAACAGCATCATTAGCAATCTCGCTAGTACCAACAGCGTTTTCAGCAATCTTTGCTGCAGTAACTGCATCATCAGCAATCTTTGCAGTAGTCACAGCAACATCAGCAATAGAACCTGTGCCAGCCTTTACTGAACCATCAGAGCGAACAACACTGTTATTAATGTAGTTCTTAACCTCAGTGAAGTTGTCGTTAACATGGTTTGCGTTAGACGGCGAACCATTAGAAAATACATACGGAATACCTAAATCAGCCATTATGCTTTTACCTTTCGTGGATTATATTTCAATGAATAACTATTGATGCCCCAAGCTTTACCAACCGGACCATCAAACTCTAACTGGATACTGTTAGCCAAACCAATACTGCGACCAGTAATAATTTGGGAACCAGCAGAAGCAGCGCCCCATTTAGCGCCCCAAAGACTGGTTCCCCAAATCATACCCGACGAAGCACCAGGGATAGTAATAGAATACTCTTTAATTTCGCTATCTTCAGCTTCTTCATAATTAGCGTAAGCTTTAACTTGTAGTTCAGTGTCTGTACTTTGCTGCTTGACAACAACATCAGGACGACGCCACATTTTCTTTTGACCATAAGAACCAGCATCAATCCAACGTGTTCTGTATTTGCTAGTAAACTGATTATCAACACCCTCGACATTATCGTATGAATTATTGTATTGGTCTACCCACAAAACATAAGGCTTTGTTGGGTGAAGAACAACACCACGAGAATCTCCAGTGTCAAGCTGGAACGTGCAACCACCACGATGACCAAAACCATCGAACGAAGAAAACATCAACCATGCTCCACGTTCGGAAACAGTAGGGTCATACACGAAAGAAACAGAAGGTTCAGTTGCGGAACCAGTTTCCGAATAAGGAACAGAAACCCAAATACGACGATTAATGTTAGAAACAAAAATTTTGAAACGAACAGCAGGATTAATCTGTCTATTAATAATAGCTGGGCGAATAGGTTCAAACAAATCAACAATACGTTCGCCGTTGTACAACATCAAACCATCAGGATAAGAAAAAAAATAAATACCACGTTCAGTTGTACAGAATGCATGGCTTGTTGGCGAGCCAACATTGCGTGACACCTCAACAACCTGAAATGTGTCAGAATCATAACCAAAAATAGCGAACACAGCAGAGTGCTTGAACACTACAAGGTGACCACCAAACGTTGCTAAGCCTGTAATCTCATCTCCACCATCGTTAATCTCAATAAAGTCTAACTCAGCCCAGTTCGTCGGATTATTAGGATGAGACCAACGAATAACGTTTGGACGTGAAACACCATTCTCTTTTGTGTTCGCAACAAAAACTTTACCTGCATGCGTAACGGTATGTTCCGCCTGTGGGAAATACTCAGGAGTAATTGTAGGAGTTGTATAGTTGCTTTGCCAAACAGGACCGCTAGCCGTCAACATTGTCTTCGTAGTTCCATTCCAACTAGCAGACTGTGAATCCCTACCAGTAGTAATAAATACCCTTGAACCCCAAGGAGAAAAGTTAGCACCATGAGGTGCAGTAACAGTTAAAGCCATGCTAGAGAAGTCGCCCCAGCTACTATAAAAAACATCACCATTAGTGGTCGTGCCACCAGCTGTTGTCTGTCCAGTAGACAGCAACAAAAAGTTACTAGCACCTTCAAAGTTGAACAAACGCTCAGGACGCCAATACGCAGCGACAGGACTAGTGTTTACACGTCGCATAGCGCCACGAGAGAACACACCACCACGAGGGTCAATCTCGACGTTCAACATCTTAGGAGACTCGTTAGGACCCAGCTGAAACTGGTCAGCTCTAAGATTCAAACCACCAGTAAAATCGTCCTGGCGAATACTACGCAACTGAGCCATTACTGTCCCAGGGTACGACCCATAGATTCAAGCCAATACTTAGACGACGGACGAACATAACCACGTGACATAATCATAGGACGATGAGAAGGAGGACGCATAATCTCCATCTTGGCAATTTGTACAGCCTCATCAAAAGACTGCTTATATTGTTGCGTCATCTCGGAATCTTCCTGGCGCTTATAAGCCTGGGAGATAGCATAGTAAGCAAGAGCCGTATGAAAACGATAATCTAAATCAGGTTCACGAGTTGTGTCTGTAGCCCACAAATAACTAGGCTTACGATAACCACGAACAGACAAAGGATACACAGCATCAGGCTTTGGATAAAGCTTGATGGTCTCGCCCCACTCTGTATAAAACAAAGGACGAGTAGGCACATCAAAAGAGCCATGCCACAAAGCTTCGGCGTCATCAATAGAAGTAATAGCCAAGCGGTTTCCTGCTGAACTATTGTCAAGAATGGAAACTACTTCTCGTAAGTCTCCAGTACCAATAGAACTAATAGGATAATCCCGCTGACTAGGGGTAGTAGATAGGGAATAACTTGATTCATAAAAAGGCCAACGACGCTCCAAATTAACAATACGGTCAAAGCCGTCACGCATGAACTGCCGAATAAGGGCAGCAGGAAGGTCGGCCTCGTCGAGGTCCATAACATCCCATACAAATCGTGTAAGCTCAGCCGTAGTAGCCATTAAACTTCTTTCTTAGCCATTGAACGCAGGTGACCTGCGCAATACTCTGTGCCCTTAGCTTTAGGGCCCTCACATGTATCCTCGTTAGCAACACAACGGTTGCGCCCAACATAGGGCGCACCCGCTGGTGCCAGGCGACTCCCCGGGGCTTCCCCCGCAGGTCGGATACCTTTAACTGGTTCACCATATAGGGTGTGTGCAAGTTGTTTACTCATACCCTATATGGAGATTCGTTACTTCTTTTTCTTCTTTGCTGATTCTGCTTTGCGGAATGCAGCAGCACTCGTAGGCTTTACTCTGTATGGCATAATAGATGGTTTCCTGTTTGTGTCAGGAAGAAATCTGCGATTTGTCTTACTTCGTTCAATTACCCACTGGTCACCACGAGCATCTTCAAACACTGATTGTGTATATTGATTTTCACGCCTGCGGTTTTTGCTGATTTGTCCAGCCTCTGCAGTTGTTGGTCCTACCAATCTTCCAAACTTAGAGTCTTTCTTGCGTGCATCCATTGCAGTCTTTTTTCCTCCACGAACAGGACCATCGTAGGCTTCCCAGTATTCTCCCGTGCGTGATGCATTTTCAAGTGTCTTTTGAGACATGTATCGATTTTTGTTGGCACGATTTTCTGCAGCGTTAGCAGAAGAAACTCGTGTTCGCTGACTCTGCTTCTTCTTGCTTGCTTCTTCCGCTTTGCGGAATGCAGCAGCCGAAGTTGGACGTGCCTTCTTAGCTGCATTTGCTTTACGCACTGCAGACGAGGTGTTCTTTGGTGCTGTTTTGCGTGTTGCTGGCTTTGCCATTGTCTTACGCATTGGTGCTTTTTTAGCTGCCATTTGATTTACTCCTTAATTATTAAGTGAATAGAGTGAGGGGGGCTTGCGCCCCCCAAACAATATGTTTAACTTACGCAGTCTTTGCGGTAAGCTTACCCTGCTTTGCACGGTTTGAACAAACAAGGTTACCGTAGCACATGATAAGAGCGAAACGTGCGTCCTGGTTTTCAGGGCGTACAAAATCGGTCTGTGCAAACCACTTGTCGGAGTGACCAACAAGCTTGAGGTACTTGGAGTTGATGAAGAACATCGTTCCGGCAGGAGCGTGCACATCATACATGATTGGAGCACCCTTGAACAACAGGTTCTGGAAACCAGCTTCTGCAGTCTTGGTGTCGGTGTAGCGAAGCTGTGGTTGAAGCAGCGACTCGTACTTTTCAAACAATGTTTGCGTTGTAAGGATAAGGTCAGGATGGTCGTTACCAACAGACACGCTGTTGTATGCGGTTGCCATCTGCAGCAAGGTCAAAGCACCTGCGGTGTTTTCCTCGTATGAGTTCCAAAACTCGTTGCCAACAACTCCAGGAGCTGTAACAACCGACGAGTCAATACCACCGACCGTGTTGCCACGCTCAATAAGGTTGCCAAGGCCGTTCCAGTTCTTGCCTGAGTTGCCTGTACCGTTGCCGAAGAACATTTGGTTAAAGCCTTCACGCAGTGACTCTTCAGCCTGCATAATCTTAGCTTCAAGCAAGTCAATGATAGCATGCTCGCCGTTGTTCTTAGCTTCTTCGATACCGCTGATAGCGATTGAAGCACCATACTGCTTCCAATCGTATTCTGCAGCTGTGATACCTTCCTGAGGTGTCAAAGCAAGTGTCTCATAGCCTGAGTACGACTTAACAGTGTCGTTCTGACCATAAATCAATTGCTCAACAATCTTGGTACCGCCGGACTCGGTGCGGATGCGACCCTTGTCTGAAAGCCAGTATGTAAGTGGACGTGCGGTGAACACGTTGTCTGTAAGCTTGTCACGGTAGTTGGCAAGCGTAGTTGAAAGTAGTGCGTCAAAATTTGCGTTCGGCATTTTAACTCCTTATGATAATTAGTTCGAGATACCTAACTGCTGTTTAGCAGCAGAGAAAGCATCCCTTAGTGAAGTGATAGGTGCTGAGTCTGTAGAAGAACCCTGAGCCGATGCACCGCCAGCAACAATCCCACTAGACCGCTTAGCCTGAACAATTTTTTGTTCCTGCTGAGTCTTGCGTGACTGCAACTCTCGTTGTGCCTGCTCTCTGCTAAAAAGTCTATCAAAAGCCATCTGCTTGTACACCGCCTCTAAATTGCTAGTGCCCTGAGCAAGGGCTGATGAAACAACCTCATTTGCATCAAAGTCATCTCCATACTTTTGCTGAAGTCCGTTAATAGTACGTTCAAGCTCGTTCATCGCCTGTTGCTCCTCAAAGGAAGCCAAACGCTTTTCAAGCTGCTTATACTGCTTTTCCATAGGGTCTGCCCACAAATCATCCTCTTCAAAGGATTCTTGTTGAGTTAAACCGTAATGGTTCTTAAGAAGTTCAACTGTAGCTGCAGGGTCATTGTCCAACGCTTGTTGGATTGCCTGAGCAAATTGTACGTTCTTACGTTCTTCTGCTAGTTGCTGCGTCTTGCGAGTATAATCCGCTTGACGCTGATATCCGGAAACTGCTTCTTTAAGTGGTACTTCAAGTTCCTCACCATCTAACGTCACCTTAACATATTTGTCGGCAAAGTTATCATAGTCGAGATACTCAGGAGTATACTCTTCAGTAGTAGTTTCTTCTCCACCATCAACTTGTCCATCATATTCAATGGGGTCTACGGCTTCAGATTCAAAATTTTCAATTTCCATGTGTCTCCAGAGTCCAAGAAGGTTGCTCTAAATAGTAGGTGAATTCGTTACATTGTATTAGGCAAGCCAGCGCCTTGGTTCTGCAACATAGCAAGAACCTGCGGTGGAATACCAGTAGGTTGTGGCATACCACCCTGCGGTGGTGCGCCCTCCATCATCGCAGCAGGGTCAAGCCCCGCTGGAAGACCTTCCATTTGTGGTGGACCTTGCTCGGGCGGTGGACCCTGCATAGGTTGACCATCAGGACCAACAGCACCAGGCTGTTGTGGTTGTGCAAGGAAAGCTTCAGGTGTTTTAACACCAAAGCCGAACTGCAATACGTGTCGAGCCAAAGCAGACATGTCAACAACACCAGCACCAACAAAAGGAGCCATAGCGTCAACCATCTGCAATGCCATTTGACGACGGAACGACTCGTTCACTGGTTGTGTAGAACCAGCTTCAACTTCAAAGTCAAACTCGCCAAGAATATAATCACGGTCAAAGTTAACCCAAATAGGCATAGCAGAAGAACCAACAACACGAGCAACATGCTCACCGGTCATAAACTGCTGAGCCAATCCAATAAGACGCTTGGCAGAAGATGCAATAGCACGTTCAACCTCAGCAAGCTTATCCGATGTGCGTGCGTTCATAGCATCCTGCATCATCGCAGATTCTGTAGCGGTACGGCTGATTTCAGACGAACCGCCACGCATGAACTCTGCAACACCCGAAACACGGTCCATGTCACCCATAATCTGATTAGTTAAATTATACATGTCGGGAGGGTTGACAATAGCTGGCATAGCTTGCACAACTGACTGCAAAGGTTCATCGCTGATGACGGGCACCATTACGTTGTCCTCATCGGATTCAAGAGCGTCACGTCCTGGTGTGTCGAATGCGTTTTCCTTGTATAGCCACTTGCGTGAGAAACGCTTACGGTGGTTCATCATCTGTGTACGTGTAGCATTAAGCTCGTACTGAAGAGGTTCAATAGCTTCAAGTTCACCCATAGGATAGAAGTGCTCAGGAACGTCATAGTTACGCAGCATGACAAATGGATGTCCAAATGCGTATGGCATTGGAACCGGATTTACAAGGAAACCATCTGAACCATTGCAGAACACCGACATTGTTCCACGCTTCATGTCGTAAAACTCCCACACATCAACATATGCATCTTTGTCTTCTTTTGTTGCACGAGGACGGTCCTCATGTGCTGACCACTTGTTGTATTGGCTGGCTTGTGCATCATTACGTGCTTGGCGGTTATAGCGCTGGTCATTGCGAACTTCCAACAGTCCACGGCGTACACGCTGTGCAATCCACTTTGCATCCTCAATAGAGGTTGCATCAGGGTCTACGAAAACGTCAAACGGAGAAACACGCTCAACAAATGGGCGGTCCTCTGTAATAACAATTTCTGTTTCCATTGGAGCTTCTTCAGCCGTTGAATCCAAATCAGAAGATGCATCTTCCATGTCGGGCGATTCTTCACCAGGTGATGGAGCATCAGACTGTGGCTGCTGCATCGCCGGCAAAGCAGGCTTTTTGCGTTCTTCTTCAACAAACTTATATCCAACCTTAAGCCAGCCGTGCCCAATAATCAGATAGTCATCAACTGCTCGACGCAGTTGTTTCTGACAATCAAAGTGACGCCACCAATAGTTAATGATAGCTTCGGTAATGATGGCTTTATCGCCATCTTCAGGTTTACGAGCGCCGACAGTAATTTTGGGGTGGTTTACTGCGACGCTCGGTGCGATAACGTTAATGGTAGAAAATGCAGCGTTAACCAGCATTTGGTCTTCAGACGATACCTGGTCAAAATGCTTGCCCCTATACAGGTCAATCATTCGACGCCAAAGTTTATCGTACTTTTCTTCTTTGCGCCACTTGCGGGAATTATCAATCTTCCCTCGGTAGTTAGCTAGAGTGCTACGGTGTGTTGGACGGGCCATTAGGCTTCTTTCTTAACATACACAAGACGTAAGAGCGACTCAACTACAAGCTGAATAGCAGCGACTTGTTCTCCACTGAGATTAAGGCCGAAAGCTGTCACGAGAACAGTCAAGGAGCGCACAAGCGCACGAACGTTTCCACTAGTAAACTTTGTCATTAGATTTCCTTTCGGGTATGAGGGGTTGGGTCTGAAATGTGTTCGTCAAGCTTGTCATCGATGTTATCAATTTTGATAACAAGATGCTCAAGCAAACCACGAGACTCTGCATGCTGGCTGGTGTTTTCGCTGCGAAGCTTTTGAAGAATAACCACCACCGGTCCTGTCAAGACAGCAACGACAATAGGCACCAGCCAAGCTTCCACGAGTTATACCCAACGACTTCCGGCAGGTTCAATGGTACGACCTTCTTTAGCTGCAGCCTCAATGGTTTGACGCTGACGCTCACCAATGGTAGGACCGCTAAACTCTGATTTGCCGTGGGTAAATCCAATACGGATAGATTTTAGATGACAAGCAAAGCAAATCTCACCACGGCGAGGCAAACTATCCTCAATCCACATAGATTCACATCGCTCACATTTAAATTCGGCCATAACCTATATGAAAATCGTTACTTACGAGAGTTAAACGAACCCAAAACGAACTTTTCTTTCTTTTCAGGTTCAATTTGGTTAGCAAACCAGTCAAAAGAGAACTTAGGTGGAGCCAAATCAGGGCGATACTCAGGAAGCCACACATGTTTAAGCATTTGGTTAGCAATAGCAATAGCCATAACAAGGTCGTCATGAGGAGAACCATGCATCTTCCCGTTTTCGTCACGAACAAACGTTCGCAATTCAGCAAGAGTGTGCTCGTCAAAGATACCTAACTCACCATCACGGATAGCTTTGCCAAGTTCGTCAATAGCCAACGGCTTAGAAGCAGCCGTAGTACGCCAACCAAGAATCTCAGTAGCCTGAGGAGCACGATTAGCCAATCTACGCTGTCTGTATATGTTTCTATAACCCGAACGTTGCAACGCCTTAAGCGTTGTCAACCCATGGTTGTTGTTCTCAACACCAATTAAAGCATGGTTATACCAATCGCCCAAATCATACAGGACATCAGAACCAAACAAGTCAGGGTCAACATGACCACGCCACCTAGCAACAACCTCAAGAGTTTCAGCATTGATAACCTGAGCTACGCTATAGTCACCATGCAGTAAACCTTCAGCGACGTCAGCCCCAATACAGTAAACCTGGTCAGGTTCAGGTTCTGCCCACACACTAAGAGGACCACCATCAGCCTTAAAGTCATAATAGTCCAAAGCAAGCAAAGTACCCTTGATGGGGTCTATAGGTTCAATAGCACGAATAACATCAATATCAAACACAGGACGGCCGGACCTAACAAACGCCTCATCAGGGTCTGACGGGTATTCCTGGGCAAGCTGCCAGTCAGGAAGCTGCGCCTTTTTAACTTCGTACCATGAGGCATCACGGTCACCGGCTGACCAAGGAAAGAAAATACCTTTGAAATCATTTGTCCCAGTCTGTGACCCGACCCAAAGCTTATGAAATATATTCCCCTCACCTTTAGCGGTGGATAGACACACAATACGACCACCCACATCGGCAATCGGCTCAATAGAAGCCCACGCTTCCTCCGAGTTCGGAAGGAAGGCCATCTCATCAATAAAGACACGATACACGGATTCACCACGAGCAGGGTCATTGCCACTAGGAAGAGACTCAAGAGCAGATTCATTACTAAACACCATCTTCAATTGATTGTCGGAAACCAACCCAGGTCCCCTAGCTTTCATCCAATCAGGCAACATCTTAAACCCATACTTAGACTTCTGCAAAAGCTTGGCAGCTTCACGCTCGGTACGGCTAAGCATAACCTCAAAACGGTCAGCCCAAAAGAAAACCTCCCAAAAAGCAAACGCAGAAGCTAGGGTTGAGAATCCAATCTGACGGGCTTTGAGAACGATACTGTTGCGGTTTGATATCCAAGCGTACGCAGTTTCCGTCTGCGCATCACGCATAGGAAATAAAATACGCCCACGTTCAGGGTGGCGAATAAACCAATAGTTAGAGCAGAAATACTCAAAAGCATCCGCAAGGTCCGAATCACTCGCATCGTCAGGTCCTTTACATAAGCGCCATTCACGCTCGTTAATAAGTTCAGTTAATTCCATTCATCCTCGGCATGACGCCCATTGTTTTTACGTTCAGCAGCACAGAAAGGACACTCAGCCCATCCATCAGGGTAATCCTCCCCACAACGCTTACACTCTATAATGTCCATTAGACAACCTTAAGAGTACGGGTCTCCTTCTCCCTAGAAGCAACAGAAGCAATCAAAGCATCCAACTCATCGTTGGAAAGCTCGGCAAGTTTACGGTCAGACTTAACTTCCACCGTAGGCGGAGCCATACGGTTCGTAGCTTGCAAGTACAATTGTGCAGACTTCACATCATTATCCTGAGTGGCCTTGTTGAACAGCATATCCAACACAGCCTGTGTACGCTCGGGGGACCCTTGGATATCATCAACCTTGTCTTTCCACTGCTTTAGAAAATTAGGCTTCTTCTCCCAACGGCGAAGAGTCTTGACATCAACACCAAGATGCTCTGCCATCTTGTTCTTAGACGGAGGGGTACGCTCACTAGGAGCAGTGCAAAGCCAGTCTAAATACTCTGTCTGTGGCTGTGTAAGAACTAATTCTTCTTTCATACCCATATAGGCAACTTCGTCACCTATGGGCAGTCTGATGGACTGCAATAGTGAGAATGATTCCCAGGTAACGTTTGGGGGGGACTATAGGGGGGGTAGCAAGAAAACCGTCCTAAAGACGGTTCTTGACCAGGTTTAGCAAATACATCGGGGCGAGCATAAGCGTAGCCCCGTTCATGAAATGAGGAGATATGAGTCCCGAACAGTTAAAGCATATACAGCCCTGGGCGGAGATTCGAGTGACCTGGCGTGATGCTTACGCACCACATTCCGGATGGCATGAAGTAGATGAATATGAACCCGAAGATGCTGTAGCTGTCACCATCGGACGTTATTGGGCCGACTGCCAAGAGAACTACCTGACTACAGCAGGAACCGTATTCCGATATGAAGGGGACTCCCCAAAGACTGTCGGAGATATCAACCACATCCCCTACGGGTGGATACTATCAATAGAGGTAATCAATGCCAGCCAAACCTACCCCCAAGCGTGACTCACGTCTAGCACGTGCAGGTGTTAGCGGATACAACAAACCCAAGCGCACACCCGACCACCCTAAGAAGTCACACATCGTAGTAGCGAAATCCGGCAGTCAAGTAAAGACCATCCGCTTCGGACAACAAGGAGTCTCAGGCTCCCCCAAGAAAAAAGGCGAATCCACAGCCTATGCAAATCGCCGCAAATCCTTTCAGGCAAGGCATTCCAGCAACATCGCAAAAGGACCCATGTCCGCAGCATACTGGGCCAACAAAGTAAAATGGTGAAATAAACCCTTCGTCTAGAGGGTATCCAAAACTAAACGCTCTCGCCCTGCGTCTCATGAGTCCCTTATCATCGGACCGGCGCCCCCACCCATGCCCCCACCCCCCTGCCTGCGTGCGTGTGCGTGCTCATATGACCCAACAAACACATGAGGGCGGGGCAGGATAAGTCCGACACTTTCATAGGTGAGAGGGCAACGAGCCTGCTGGCGAATCATCGCTGGTTGCGCTGGTTCCTATCTCGCCAATCCAACAACTCCCCAACCGTGGGGAGTTTCTAACAGAAGGAAATACATTGGCTACTAACAAGGCAAGCGGACTTACCGCATGGAATACATCACGCAAGGCAGACTTGCTCAACAAGAAAGGCAACGAGGCGTTCTACGAGGAATGGTGTTTGCGTCACGAGGACATGGTTTCTCGTGGTGAGTCACCTGCCAGGTATCACAAGTTCTACGAGGCAGACCCGAAGCGCATTACTGATTACAAACTCAAGTCATTTGAGAACACGCTTGGCGCTATCACTCGTGCCGTTCGTAAGTACGGTTCGTACGAGAGTGCGAAGCAGGCGTTCCTCAAGGACACTCGTTACGAGTATGTCACTATCGGCGCTTTCATTGCTTGGGCGCCTGCTGGTCAGCGTGCGAAGAGCGATAGCAAGCCTGCGCCTGCTGTTGCTATCACGATTACTGCTAGTGAGGCTCGTAAGCGTCTCGCTAAGTATTCGCCTGCTGTTCGTGATGAAATCATCAAGGCGCTTGGTCTCAAGTAATCTCCCCATGCTTGGGGAGTTGTCCTGACATGACGAAACGCCGTGAGGCGTACACGAGTGAGTGCTCGTGCTGATGAGTCATCAGTAAACAAAGGAGTGGCTATGGCTACTGAAATACACAAGACATGGAATGATGTCCTTCTGCAAATACTTGACATGGTTGAGGAGTTGCAAACTTGGCGTGATTACGAGGAAGAAGTTGGTTACGAAAATGCTGACCGCATGACTGATTCCATTGACGCTTTGCTTGCTCTTGTTGTTAGCGAGGTGAAGTAATCATGACTACTTCAGAAATGCTTGAGCAACTTGAAATCGAAATGTTTGGTTTCGCTAGTGCAGGAAAGTGGGCAGACAACCTTGCTGATGAGCAGGAGTTTCTTGCTGAACTTGCTGAGTACGAGTTCGCTCGTGCATCATCACGCACCGGAATCAAGGCTGACCGTATCGCCTAGATAGTTCCTGTCGGGTACAAGTGCATCAGCATCTCCCCATGCTTGGGGAGTTGTTGGTGCCCTTGCTACTCAATAGAAATGTTGAGTTCACAGAAAGGTAGGTACCATGCCTACTACATCATTATCCATCAACGGTGTTCCGTACACTGACACTCAGAACTTCCTTGCGGAGTTCAATCGTGTCATTGCTCGTGATACCGACAACATTGAATCAATTCTCCTTGATTGGGCTGAGTTGGAAGAAGCGGGCACAGATGAGTACGAGTCGTATCTTCATTGGGAGGCTGTGCGTGTTCCTAAGTATGACTCTTCTCATGTTGTTGAGCGTCGTGTTTCTAAGGAGGCAAAGTAATGCCGTACTCACTTGATTACAACGAACGCATTGCGTTAGCCAGTGCTATGAAACTTGTGTTGTCTGAGTATGACACGATGACACCGCCTGAGATTGTTGTGGAGGAAATCTTTGCCGAGGGTACTCGCAACGCTTTGGTATGGAAACCATTTGAGGACTTGTCAAACATTGATGTGTACAACATCATTTGGCAATTCCAAGAAACCATTTACGAAGCAATGTGTGCCAGCAATTTCACACAAGGCATTCGTAGCGAGTTCACGAAAGGAAACAAATAATGGATAAGCGCACTGAATTGTATTTGCGTTTCGTTGTTCCGATGAAGTATCGGATGCGTAAGCGTGTGACATGGTGGCTTGAGAACGCCATCGACCGTCTCGACATTGAGCGTTGCCATCGTTATGACAATGCTGTTACTTTCCGCCAGTTCATTACTGATGATGAACTCTATACCTTTGACACCGACAACGATTTCTTTGAGGAGAACTAAATGAAGCCTGACAACAACATCGACCGTGTAGCAACCAAAGCACGCAACGCTGGTGCGTTGCTGTATTGGCAAGCAATCAACACGAACACCAATCACCGCACATTCGTAGACGAAGTAGACTTGCCTATGTTTGAGCGTGAGAACAATGTCGGCATGACATGGTTATTGACACCCGTCCTTGACCTGTCACTCGTAGATGTGAACGGCAATCACCGTTCATAAACTCCCCATGCTTGGGGAGTTACCAATAAACCAACAACAAAACAAAAGGAGTCAGTAATGACAAACATCAATGAAAACCCAGTCAACGACGAGCCCGAAGATGAAGAACCGCAAGAGGTCGAATGTTCGTGGTGCTGTGATGCATATCCCGAAGACGAGATGCACGAGGTAACATATCAGCGTTACCACTTGCGTCGTCACGAGGTCACAATCAACTTGTGCGAATCATGTCACGACTGCATGTACACATGCAACGACTGTGGCACCGCATACAATGGCGACAACGAGGGTGTATGCGTTGACGACTGGAACGGCGTTCATGTGTGTGGCAGTTGCGAAGACAACTACGAACACTGCTACGAACACGACCGCTACTACAACACCAACGACAGTTGCGAGAGTTGTGACGAGATGGGTTCACGCTTGATTAACGATTACTCGTTCCGTCCTGCACCAATCTTCCACTTCGTTCGCTCAGGTGTTACTGACTTGACTGGCGTATCTAATCCTTTCAAGACCGTGACTGGTTTTGAGTTGGAGATGGAAGCAGTTGATTGCGACGCCAGCGATGGTGCTGAACTTGCCAACAATTTGTACGGCGAGTGGTGCTACCTCAAGCATGACGGCTCATTGTCCAATGGTTTCGAGATGGTCTCTCACCCATTGTCTCGTGAGTTCATTACAGAGAAGTTCCCATGGCAACGACTCAAAGAGTTGTCACAACTTGGTATGCGTTCTGCTAACACTCGTACTTGTGGATTGCATGTTCATATCAACAAGGACTTCTTTGGCAAGAACCCAACCACGATGTACCGCTTCATGTCAATGTTCTATCGCAACAGTGAGCAGTGGAAAAAGATTGCTGGTCGCAGTCACTCCACCTATGCTGACTGGTCTGAGTATGAACTCACACGCATGCTTGAGTACACCAAGGGTCTTAGCCTTGGCTCTCATGTCCGCAACAATGACCGTTATGTTGCACTGAATCTGCAGAACCGCAACACGATTGAGTTGCGTTTCTTCAAGGGTACATTGCGACCTGAAACATTCGTTGCACGACTTGAGGCTGCTCACGCTGTTGCTG